TAATCACCAAATTTAGTTTCACATTCAAAAACATCCATGTAAGGTATTTCAGGATTGTGAACTAAAACATCTTGTCTAGATGTTAATGCTTTCCCTGTTTTTCTTCTATTAATTATATCTTCAGCATTTTTTGGTCCAATACCTTTAACACCTAACAAGCCACCAACAATTTTACCATCTTGAACTGACCATGTTAATTGTGATTTATCTTTATCAAAAGGAATATATTCTGATCCTTCTTTTACTAATTCTCTTAACAATTTAATTATTTGGTCATCGTCTTTTGCATTACGCAAACAAGCAACAGCAAACTCTTTTGCATGATGTGCTTTTAAATAACCACACCAATAACTTATCATAGCATAACTAATTGCATGAGATTTATTAAATGCCCATGATCCAAATGTACACATATGTTCCCAAATATTTTTTGCTTCTTTTTCTTCTATGCCTTGGTCTTTTGCACCTTCTTTAAACAACTCCCAATACCTATTAAAAAATTCTTCACCCAATGATTTACTCATTGCTTTACGCAAACTTGAAGTATCTTCCCATGATAACTTGCCAACATTACGAGCAATCTGCATAACTTGTTCCTGGAATATAATTACACCATGACTATCTTCTGTCCACTTTTTTGTCATAGGATGTAAATGAGTTACTTCTTCTTCACCAGTATGCCTTTTAATAAATTCAGTTGTACCACCAGAATGTAATGGTCCAGGACGAGCCAAAGTTGTAATGTAAGCAATATCTAAAAATTTATTAACACCCATTTGTTTACATAAACTTTGTAATGCATAACCTTCAAATTGAAATATACCTGCAAACTTTTCATCATTAAAAATTTTAAAAGTCTTCTCATCTTCTAAATTTACATTTAATAAAAACTCTTTTGATTTACCTATCTCTTGTAAACAATCTTCAATAATTGATAATGTACGCAAACCCAAAGCATCTATTTTTAAAATATTTAATCTTTCAGCATCATCTTTTTCTATTTGTGCAATACCATCTTTGTTTACAGAACAATAATTTTTTACTGAATCATTAAGAACAATAATACCAGCAGCATGTTTACCTGAATGTCTTGAATGATTTTCAACTGCTTCTGCTGCTCTCAATCCTGGATATTTTTCAACTAACGATTTACCAATATCTAAAGTTTCAAAAGTATCACGAATACAAAATGATGCTCTAGCATCACCAGAACTTCTTTCAACAATAGACTTTTTTAAATCTTCTACTTCCCATAAAGGTATTTTTAAAGATTTACTTACTTCTGTTAATGCTGACTTTGGTTTAAGTCTAGACACAGTACCAATATGAGCAACACAATCATCGCCATAAGTATCTCTTAATTTTTGTATAACTGATTCTCTTTTTACATCAGGAAAGTCAATATCAATATCAGGTAAATCTAATCTGTTTACATCTATAAATCTTTCAAACATTAAGTCATGAACAATAGGATCTACATCAGTGATATCTAATAAATAACAAACCAAACTCCCTGCTGAACTTCCTCTTGCTGGACCAACTAACATATCCTTTTTTGCTTTTATTACCATATCAGAGATTACAAAAAAATAATCTTCAAAATCTTTTTCTTTTATAAGTTTTAACTCTCTGTCTAATCTTTCAGCATAAACCTTATCATTCAAATCAACATTTTTTCTTTTTGCATTTTCTTTACATATATCTAGTAAAGACCTATCAGATTTATATTTAACATTTGTTGCTTTTGGTAAATCAAAAACTTCTATTTGTTTTACTAATTCATCAGATAATTTATATGCAGAATCAGGAATCATAGGCATTGCTGCTTTGAGTTCCCATTCAGTTGCTATGTGTTGTATTGTAGTTCTTGTAACTCTATTTCTATCACCAACAACTATTTGATAAACACCTTTGTCTTGTGGTCTTGGATAATAATTATCAGAACAAGCAATGATTGGAATATTATATTTTTTACTAACATCATTAATCCTACGCAACCAAGCAGGTGATTTTGGTGATGCTTCTAAATAAAAGTTTTTATAATCTTTGAAAAAACTTACTTGTGGGTTGTCACCAGATAATAAAATTACATTATCATCACAATATTCTAATAACTTTTCATAATCTATTCTTGCTTCATAATAAAAAAAGTTTTGAGAGTAAGTTGATAATTCATAAATATTTTTAATGCCTTTTAAATTTTTAGCAATCATGGTCATGTAGTTTGTTGGTTGTTTTGTTTTTTCTTCTGCATTTAAAACAACAGCAAACTCTAATCCGAATATAGGTTTAACATTATTCTTTTCACATTCAGCTTTAAATTTTACCCAACCCCAAGTACCAAAGTCAGCAATACCCAAAGCATTTTGTTTTGTATTTTTAATTATATCAGAAAGTTTTCCATATGCTTTCCTAAAACTATATTCTGTTCTTACTTTTAAATTTATCATACTAAATATTGTTTCCTCATCCATTTTATATATTCAACTAATGCTTCAACATCATTCATTGCTCTGTGTGCTTCATATTTCTTTTCAAATGCATGCCAATATAAATCTACTTGTCTTAATGAACGAGGTGCATCATCACCTTGCAACAAAGGTCTGCTTAACTCAACTGTGCAGTTTTGATTTGTAGGATATGGAAACTTAAATTCATTGCCTAATCTTTTTAATTCAAAAACTAACATGTCCATATCAAAAGCACAATTATGAGCAAACACATCTGTCTCACCAGAAAATATATTACATAAATCTAAATAAATTCCAGCAAAGGGTGGTTTATCTTTTACATCATCATCAGAAATATTATTTACTGCAGTTGCTTCTTTTGGTATTGGTCTTTCAGGATTTACTAATGCTTCAAACCTTTCAATCTCATTCATATCAAAGTCAAGTTTAATTACTGCTATCTCAATAATTTTAGGTTGACTTTCTAATGGAGCACTATGAGTTAAAGGCAAACCAGTTGTTTCAGTATCAAATACAATCATTGATTAATCCTAACAATAAATTTTAAATCAACTCCAAGTATTTCTTTTGTATCAAATATAACATAATTATATTTTCTTTTACCAGCAATTACAGGATTGGTATGTGATTTTGTAAAAACTTCTTGAGCAACTTTTATTCCTCTCTCATCAAAAAAGTCTCTCCAATTTAATAACTCATCAGCAGTACAATGCATACCTAAATGACTTACAGAATTAACTCTACTTTGTTCTTTCATCCAATTATCACCAGCAATATAATTTAAAACTTCAAACTCTTTTCCTTGTATTAGTTCATAGTTAAAAGATAAATCTGCTGTATTTTCTGATTGGTTATCAAAAACTTTTCCTTTTGCTATTACTCTGTCTTCAGACCAACCAACAGCACCCATATCTTTTAATAATTGTTTTGCTTTGCTTGGATCTTTTGGACATATTGCTATTTGTTCTATTATAAATTTCATATTATGCTCCATATGGTATTATGCACCCAGTTAAAAATTTATGACTTTCTTTATCTTTTAATAAATAAGATATGAAGTCAGCAACAAGTTCAGGGGGTGTTTCCTGTCCTGTTAGTAAACCATTTAATTGATATTGAACAGCATGTTCTTTTGTCCAACCACGAGTTTTTACAACTTGTTCATCAATTGATTTACTCATTTGAGTATTACATAATTTATTAGGTGCAATACCAAAAACTGTTATCCCATGTTTTTTAGTAAGTTCTCTTGCTAATTGTAAAGTCATAATGTGTGCTGCACCTTTGGATGCATTATAAGCAAGTGAACAAGTCATTGGCATGTGTGCTGCATTACTAACAATATTTAAAATAGTTCCTTTACTTTTAATTAATAAAGGCAAACATGCTTTACTCATCATAAAAATTCCTTTGGCATTAGTATCAACAACCTTATCCCATTGTTCCTCTGTAAAATTTTCAAGCCAATCAATAATATTTACACCAGCATTATTAATTAAAATATCTAATTCTAAAATAGGAACTAGACCATTTGATAAATCTGGTTTAGTTACATCTTTGTGATTTGATGTATCATACTCATAAACTGTGTGACCTTGTTCTTTTAATTTATTTTTTAATGCTAATCCTAAACCTTTACCAGATCCAGTTATTAATATTTTACTCACTTGTCCTCCTTTATTAATGATTCTATCATAGCAGAATAAACTGCTGTGTCATGTATGCTATCTTTATGTTTTAAATTACTATTTGCAAATCTAGTTATTTTTACTATAACTAATTCAAACAAGTGCCATGTATTGAAATCCTCTTCTGTTTTTAAATTAACACCATTAGGAAATAATGCTTTCATTACTCTGCCAACTGATTTATAGTTATCACCATAAACTTTGTTTCGTTCTAAAAAAGTTTTACTTGCTTCTTTTAATATATCTGCTGCATTCTTCATTTTGTTTTATTACTTTTTAAAATTTTAAAAATTAAATTTCCTGTTGACCTGTCAAATTTATCAAATGCGATATTACTACAACTACATAATAAAATAAAGATAAAAAGTAAACTAATCTTTTTTGTGTGAGTCATAATCATCATCTCCATCTCTTGCGTGTAAACAAACAATACCTTTTGACCTAAATAAATTACATATGACTAATCTGTCATCAATAGCAAAATGTATTTTTTCTTTATGTACTTCTGTAAATGTTTTGATAAAATCTGATTTTACTGCTTTGTCTGACCTTGTATCATCTGTTGGTCTCATATAAATATCTACAAATGGAACTCTATATTTATTCAACCATGCTTTTGTTTGTTTGTAATAATCTATTGGTCTAGCAGTAAAGACATAAATCCTAGCACCATAACTATTCATTGCTTGAACTAAATCAAGTATTGGAATTATTGGTTTATCATAAACACAAAGACGATTGAACTCATGCCAGTCTTTTGATTTTAAGTGTGCAAGTCTATGGGTATAATCACAGATAGTTCCATCCAAGTCTGTGACCACATTCATTACCGACATTTTAGTTCTCCTTTTTTCTAATTAATTTCCATCTGTGTTTTCTTCTCTCCTGTACCAATCAATATATGGTTTTTGCTTTTGAAATTCATCCTTATTCATAAAGGTATGACTTCCTGAAGCAAACTTTACCAAAGTTGCTGGTTGATGTTTTGTTTCCGCAACACCCATAGGAAGATCGACAACATCAGTGACTTTCCCCATTACAGCCATTACTTGTCCTCCTTTTTAAACTCCTCTTTGTTAAGACTTCTGCCCATACTTGGTGCAGACCATTCTGTAGGTTCTAAAAAAGGTTTTGCCCATGGATGAACTGTGACAACTTGTTCAACCATTAACTTAAATGTTTGTCTCATTTCATGTTGGGCTCTTGGTGATAATCTAGACTTTGCAGTTTCATGTAAAGTTCGTAGATTAAATTTTGCTACTATTTTTGTACATATATTAGTAGGCAAAATACCTCTTGCATCTTCAACTGGAACACCCATACCCAATAAAATATTATAATGAGCATCTATTTGTTCCATTGCTTTGCGATATGTTACTAAAGCATCTCTATTTTCTGGTTGCTTTAATCTCTCTGGAACTACATAATCAAAACCAGACTTTGATACAACTCTTAAAGATTGTTGTGCATAACTTGCTTGTCTAGTTCTTACAAATTGATGAGTAAATCCTCTGCTTACACCAGATAAAATAAAAGTGTAATCAATAAACTCCCAACTTGATTTTATAGTTTTTAACATGTAATCAAGTTCTTCTTGTTTCTTTTCATCGCTCCAGTTTTTTATTTCATCAAAACTATCATCATGGTCAAATAATCTAGTATTTTTTGTAAACAATAATAAATTTTTTGCGTCTGATGTATAGTTTATTAATTTAACTTTTGCTGTCATTTAGTTCTCCATTCATTATAGTCATATTAACATGATAGTTTCTTCTTTTATTTTCTACATTTATAAGTTTCATAATCTTGTTAGCATCGTCAACAACATCATCTAAAATTATTTGCTTCCAAGTAGCAAACCTGCCTAAAGAATAAACATTAAATTCTCTAGTCAAGTAATATAGAAACTCTTTTCTTAAATTATCATCAATAGCAGATATCTTACCAAACTTTTGTTTTTTGACATTTAAGTTTTTTATTTTTGAATTAATACCAAAGTCATTCATTAAAACACTTAAAACATCTTCTGGTGCTTGCCATGGCTCTTGATTATATTCAAGTATTAATTTATTTCCTAATAATGATGCTCTGTAATATGGATCTTTTAAATCTGGATAATAAATAGTTTGATTAACTGAAATATCATAATCAGCTATCTCACACCAACAAGACCAAATACTTCTAAATGGAAAATCTGGTTTTTCCTTCCAACCAACTATATCCATCATTGCAGGCATTGGTATTGTACTAATTATAGGTTGACCATCAAACATAGATTTATGTAATGTTTCATTATAATTTATTGTAAGTCCTTTTGCTATACGCATTATGAAATCATCTGGTGAAATATATCTTTCAGCATCATTTAAATTCCAACACGATCTAGATTGAACTTTTCCTGTAACTTTAATAGAATATAAATTAGCAACTTTTGGGTTTGACCTACTTAACCAATCTCCTTTGTATGCTATTGCTTTCCTTACTTTTACTTTTTTAAATTCTATTCCTGTTGCTTTAGAAACTGAATGGTCTCTAAATCTTAATATTGCTCTGTGATTATTAGGCAGACTAGTTTGTCGTTCAATTATCCTTGGAGAATAATTTCTAAAAATATTACCAGCAATCAAACCAGCAAGTCCTGCACCTGCTATTATCATATTTTCCCTCCATCATTAGGTATGTAATTTTCAATGTTTAAATAACCACATTGTTTTAGTTTACTAATAATGGCTAATACATTCTTTTTGTTTATATTATGTTTTATTTCTGCTTGTTCTATTACTTCACTTAACAAGCATGGTTTATTCAAATCATTTATTATATCAGCGATCTTCTTCCTATTGGAGTTCTCGTTGAATCTTCGTTCTGGTTGCTTAATATGCAACTTTATATAGTTATGTTTTATTCTCATTTTGCTCTCTTTTTATTTTACTTTTATATAAAAGTAAATTATAAAAGTAAATAATAAAAGTAAAGCAAAAAGTAAATCTTTTACTACCAGAGGTTTACCAAGACTATATAATAAAGTAAATAGAACCATGGATTATAAATTTAGAACAAAACCATATAAACACCAAGAAAACATATTTAATAAAATAAAAGATATGCCTAATTATGCTCTGTTAATGGAGCAAGGCACAGGCAAAACTAAAGTAATTATTGATAATTTTTCATATCTATACAAAAAAGGCAATATTGATGCAGTATTAGTAGTAGCACCAAATGGTGTTCATCGTAACTGGATTAATGATGAAGTACCAAAACACATGCCAGAAGATATAAAATATAAAAGTATGTTTTGGGATAATAGTAAAAGTAAAACTAAAAAATTCCAGGAAAAATTTTTAGATTTATTAAATAATAAAGAACTATGTATTTTAACTTGTAATGTTGAATCATTTAGAGTTCCCAAAGCAGTTTTTAATTTTTTAACATTTTGTAGAAGGAAAAATGTAATGATGGTTGTTGATGAATCAGCAAGAATAAAAAATCCAAAAGCAAAACAAACTAGAGAAGTAATTAAATTAGGAAACTTTGCTACATATAAAAGGATATTGACTGGTACACCTGTTACTAATTCACCATTTGATGTTTATT